CCAGCCATACCCATGCCGGGAATGCCCAACACAGATAAATCTTCTGACACCGCGCGCTGCGGGCGAAACGATGTGCTGCGTCCTTGGATCTCAGCTATGCGATTGCGACCGGGCTTTAGTGTGCTTTGTGGCGTACCATAATATGCTGTCTTTTTTTCGCTGTTCCAACCAACAAAGTTTTCACCCGCACGCAACCCCTCCATTTGCTGCTCAGTTAAACCAGCAACAAGCGAACGTATTTTCTTTTGCTTTGATGCGGCTTCAGCCTTTTTCCCGCGCTCTAAAGCAACATCGATTTCGTCTTGAGTTGGCTTATAGGTTTGCCGTGGCCTACGCGCTTTTTTGCTTGTTGTTTCGCTGCCTAACTCACTAACACCGTCTGTTAAAAATCGTTGCGCCATTGTCTTATCCGCTCATGTCGCTAAATTTAAAGTCACGCAATTTTCGCTCAGCTTCTGTCAGCTCTTCTGGGTCAACTTCGCCGTCAATTAACTTTGCGGCTTTATTGCGCTTGCTTCCCATAGTCGGAAGGTTTTTAGGAAGCGCTTCAGGGTCAACGCCTAGCAAACCGGCCGTGCCCCCAACAAGAGCGCCAACGCCGGTGCCAATAGGCCCAAACTTAGAGCCAATTGTTGCGCCTTTTAACGCCCCTGCACCAGTGTCTGCCATGCGGCTTGCAACCGTGCTTTCCTCAGTAGGAAGCAACTTAGCAGCTTCTTGTTTGTATTTAGCCATACCTTCAGGAGTATAAGCGAATTTACGACCATCGGGCAAAGAAGGCATTAGGGCTCTCCAAGAATATCTGCCGGCGACAACGTGTCATCATCCTCTTCATACGGAAAGTGAACACGATATTCTAGTCGGTAACGCTTGTACGCTACCAAAACGGAAAACGCTTGGGCAAGCGCCAATGCTCCAAGAGCAACAGCAACCCACCCAAGCGCCTCCATTATGCTACGGCAAACCTGGGAAGTCGAAACCGACTAAGGCACCGTTGCAGTTTGGCATGATGCAGATGGTATTGTAGTACCAACTCACATGGCCAGCATACTCATCCTTGCCCGTAATACGAGACAAGACGTTGCCGTCTAGATCCTCAACGTCAGCGGATTTGAGCTGTGCCAACTTCCACGACTTAGTGTTGAGAAACAGAATGAGACCACGACCGCACTGGCGATCTGTCATCATGCTGATGCCATTGTAGCTAATCGTTCCAACACCAACATCACCATGACGAGCCTTATCGGTGTCCGTCTGAAGCGAGCTAGTGTTGCTAATCAAAGCCACATACGACTGACGAGTCGTCGGCCGCATAACCAGAAGATCAATCTTCTTGCCAGCAAACGGATACTCTTGAAGCTCCGTCAGAACGGCTTCCATTCGGCCTTGCGACAACGCATTTGCGGCATAAGGAGCAGCTTGCGGGTTTGTGCGAACACAAGAGCGCAAATGCTCTTTGCCAGGCAACGACACAAGCGGAGCGTTTACACCAGCAGTATTACGGTTGATACCGAAGTGATTAGGCGAAGCCAGGTTGCCGTAAATGCCAACAGGCTCATTAGCGATGTTTGGCTTGAGACCGTTGCCATTGGTCAGCATAACAGCCAACGGAGCACCAGTAGCCAAAAGCGCCTGAGCGCCTGCGGTCATAGCGGCGTCACCAAAGTCAAAACCTTGGCTAAAGCGCACGGTCATGTTGCCCGCAGCTTCACGGTAAACACTAAATGCCGGCTGATTGTAAGCAGCCCCACCAGGCTGAATCTCGTAGTTATCCATACGGATAAGCGACATTTCAACCTGACCAGCGCCACCACCAGGAACAACCGGAATCTCTTCGACGTTACCAAAGAATTCGACTTCGGTGGTATCTGCTACAACAGCAGCACGCGTCTGGATCCAGCCAATAACACCGCCACCGACATAAAGAGCACGCGAAGCGTCGTTCTTTACATCATCAACAGCGCCGTCCATTTCGCTTTCCAACGCCTGAACAAATGAGCCCACTTTGTTTTTGGCCGAAGCCATCAAAGCGCCGCTCAACTGGAAGCTGCCGTAAAGAAGCTTTGCAGTGACGTTGAGGTTCACGTTTTCCTGGTGCGAAGCGATAGGTAGGGTACCGCCCTCTTCACGGAAGCCGGTGCTATCAACACCGCGACCAACACGAACAGCGAACACAGCCTGGCGACCGGTCCAATCTAAAATCATGCGCTGAAAGCGCGCGAGTAACGGGATCTCACGATCGATTGCGTCATGCAATCCACCCGTTTCGTAGAATTCTTTCAGGATTCTACTGTAATCTGAAATCGAAGCAACAGCCATCGATATATCCTCCGATGCCCTATCGTCCTAAGATTGTTTCATAGGCACGTTTGCGGGCATCCTCTCGAGTAAAAGGTTTGTCCCCTTGCTGGCTAGCGCTGCCGGAAGCAGAGCTCCTACCCGATAACCGGGGCGGTGCCTCACGAGGGGTTCGATCTGAAGGCGCAGCAGCCTGTTGTGGCGCAGCATTTTGTTGCAACTCCCGCACAAACGCAGCGTAATACTCTGCTGTTTCTCGAATGTCTGCATTTCCGTTTAATCGCACAGCGTCAATAAGCTGCTTGCGCAACCACTGGCTGTCGATTGAGGAATGCTCACTCAGTGCTTCGTCGATTTCGGTCTCAAGCTGATTTTTAACTTGTTCGATAACTTGCGCTTCACGGTACTCGTCAAACTCAGCTCGAAGATTCATTAAATCAGGATTTTGGGCTTCTTGCTCAATAGCATTGCCGTACTCATCGTAATACGTTTGTGGATTCTGCTCTTCTGGCGGCTGCGCATTGCTGCTCATGCCGTTAAGGCGTTCTTCCATTTCCCGGTATTTGTCTTGAAGCTCCCGAAACTCTTGCGTTGCGCTATTGCGCTGCCTCACTAACTCAGAAATCCTGCGTTGAGCCCCTGACTGGCGACCTTCATTAGAGTCAGGTTGTTCAGCGTCTTCGTGACTTGCTTCAACGGGAGCCGGCTCCGAGTCGTTTCGATCATCCTGGGCTTCTACAGGTTCTGTTTCTGTATTTTGCTCAGGTTCTGAAGCTTGTTCTGAAGATTGATTATTGAGTCCTTCGAGCCTGGCGATAAGCTCTTGGCGTTGATTATCTTCTAACACCTTTACGCCTTTCTCAGGGTTAACGTGCCCTGTAACGTGTGACGGTTACAACAAATCAGAAAGCGTTACGCGTTTGCGGTTTTCCCAACTTGGCGGATCAACAAAATCTTCTAATGAAGCATGTGTCATTGTTTTTCCGCTAGCGAGTTCCCACGCAATTTTTTCTGGTATTGTTGTTGGCCGTTTACTTTTTGATGGTTCTACCGACAGCTCTGCTACCTGATCCATGCCCATAAGCGCAAGCCCATGTGCAATTACCATATCATCGTGCTTGCCTGACTCTGCAGCTATTCTTCCTCTAGCATCGTAAATCATAGAGTTGCACTCTTTCATCATTCTTGGACACTTTACGTCTAACCATTTGCGCGTAATGTGTTCATATAAACGATTCAAAAGCTCATTGCGGCTTGATTGGCCAGTGTTAAAACCAAGCTTACGACTCCACGTTTTGCTTACCCTGTCTTGGTGCATTCTTGTGTACAAGTATTGGTGACCTGCTGCTTTGAGCTCTTCAAAGATTACGTTTGCCCACGAAAAGTTTGTCTCAACAACAACCATAGCGTGATATTTTGCTGCAAACTCAGCAACAACTTGCCTAAAATCTGACGGCGAAATGTGAGCATAATACGTTGCAACAGTAGTCACATCGCCTGCGCCCAGGGTTTGATCTTCTCCGAGTTTTGTTTGTGCAGTTACATCCAGAATAGCAAACGCAGAATAATCACCTCCTGGCGAACCTGAGGCCGTATCTACGCCCATAGTGTAAACACGATAAGGCGAGGGCTCTTGGTATATTTCAATGCCCTCTTGGACTTTGCCTCGCACAGGAAATGTATCAGGAAGCCACCGAGAGCCGCTTGTTACAAACGCTAGCTCTGGAGTTGCTGGAAACTCTTGGTTAAAAATATGCCAGTTGTTGCCGCAGTTTTTCCGCTTCATGCGGACCATCCAGTTAAACTGCTCGTCATCTAGCTCAAAGCGCTCTTTATACAGGCGCTCATCTTCATTAATGTCTGAAAAGTAAGCTTTTGAAGCTGTGTATTCTGGGTCGTCTTTCCAGTTAAGAAACACTTTCTGCCAACCGTTGTTGTCGTGCCAAAAATCGTACGCTTCGTTTAGACCGTTAGCTGTGCCTTCCATAACAATCCGAGCGTGGTTACCACCGGTGTTAAAGTTTGCAGCAATCGCTTCGCCGAGCTGTCCCCACTGCGGAAACTCTGATCCGTGAATAAGGTCAGCATCTGTTCCTCGAGCACTTTCTGACGCTGCAGAAACAACCCGTAGCCAAGATCCGTTTTCTAAGGTAATCTCTTCGAGATTACTACGCACAATGGGATGCGTCATTTCAGGCGGTAAACCCTTGAAAAACCTCTTATAAATCTTAAAGATGTTACGGGCTGATCGGTCTGTGTGCGCTAAAACGAGCACTCGAGTGTTTGGCCTAAAGTTTGCCATCCAAGTAAACCACGCCGATATGATTGTTGATGAGCCCATTTTCCGGCCCTTAATAACACACACATCGCTATGCTTTTCACAGATTCCGATTAGCCGTTTTTGTACAGGTTTTAGTTTAAGTTTGCGCTCTTTGCCCTGCATGTCGATAATCTTAAGCCAACGCCCAGCAAAATATTCGAAGTCGTCTCTGCAGCGTTTAACTTCGCGTAATAACTCTGAATCCATTACGACCACTTCACGCGGTTTGCCCAATAGGCTGCCGAAAGCTTGCCTTTAGCAATATTTTTAGCGTGCCGTGCTTTAAACGACATTCGTCTCGCCGCTTCTTTTCGGGTTTCGCCTTTTTTAGGCGGGCTCCCGCTAACGCCCTGCTGTCCAAAGCGGATAACTTTTACAACATCACCTGATTTAGCGACTACAACATGGCTTTTAGTTGGGTGGCTCGGTGTTCGTTTAGGTTTATTATAACCTTCAACACCAATGCGTTTTAAAATAGCGTCTTTGCTCATATTTCACGCCCCATTATTGCGCTAATTTTAGCATAATGGTTTCGCATATCACTTAAACCTTCTTTGATTAGCGTTTCAGTGTCCTGCATTTCTTTATCAATGGAGTCTAATCGGGTTACCCACTGCAGTCGTTCGTCGTCGTATTTTTTTACAACGTCCATAAAGCGATCACGGACTTCAGCCTCTCGCCGATTGCAATCTTCCATTTGTTCTCTGAGTTGGACTTGAAAACTGTCCGTCAAATCGTCCATTCGTTTGGCCATTTTTAGATACAACCAAAAGATAGCGCCTGACGCTAAACCTAGTGCTCCAAAATCCGCTAACATTTGAAGGATCTGCGCAGAATCCATTACAACCGCCTAGCGCCTTCGTAATAAGCTTCGTGCATGTAACATATCAAGCCATCACTAATATTTGGCACAGGTTTCCCGTCTGTTTTTCTCAGGTACTTCATTTCGAGCAACCACTCTTTGAACGGCTCATCAAGTAACCAAGAGTTTGGCTGTTTATGGGAACCCATTATCTGCCCGCAAAAAAGCTTGCAGCCATTCCAAGAACACTCACAAATGCGGTTGCAGCTACCCAGTGATAGGCACGAAAAAACATCATGTGCTTCTCTGTAGCCAGTAACAAGTTTTCAATGCGCTGATCGTGCTTGTCCACTTGTCTCTCCATGCCGTCTACTCGCACCTCTAGGCGCGCTACTTGTTCAGTCGTCATCTAACTCGCCCAATAACTCGCTAAGCTTGGTGGGTCGTGCCGCCGTAGCTTGAGATTTTTTTGGAGAAACCAAGCCGTAAATCTTAGAATTTTCGTTTACCAGGTTGCGCAGTAGTTCAGAGCAAATCTTAACGCTCATAGCGTATTTAAACTCGTTGTCTTCTGTTGAGGTCTGCACTCGATCAAATGCTTCTTTGACCATGCCGTGCAAGTCATCAGCTAATGTGCGCTGACGCTTTACTACGGTCTCCAAATGGGACTCCAGTTCCTCTAGAGCCTCAAGCTCCCTGGACTCAATAACTTCTTTAGCTCGCTCGTACAAAGCTTCGGCTTTAGCGGTGTCGCTCCTAGACCAGCCCTCTTCGTTCTTTGCTCGATAAAGAGTTGCCCGGCTTACACTGTGCTTCTTTGCTACAGCAGTCATCTTCATGCCGGACTCCCACTCAGCTCTTGCCCAAGCAATCCGTTGAGACAGAGGAATCGTCGTTATATTAGTTCTTCCCTGAGCCATGAGACTCTACCTCCGTGCCCTCTTCTATCGCTAAAGAAGCAACTTCCGCAAACAACTGCAGAGTTAAACGCTTGCGTTCTTTCTGGGAGGTCTTTTGGCTAAGCATGGTGTGCCCGGCCTGCAGAAACCCTGTGACAATCTCAGCTACCCGCATAAGATCCATAGGCTTGTTGTGGTCAGGCTTGCCCATTTCTTCAAGCTGCTGAAGCGTCCGCTGCGCAACAGCCATCCAACCACGCACACTCGGAGTGTAAGCTTGCGGGGAAAAGTCGCCCAAGTCTTTTAAAGCTTTTTCTAACATAATAATAGCAATCTCGTAGGTGGCACACAGACTCTGCTCTTGGGGCAGCTCAATCTCTTCGTGATGCAACCACACAGCGTCTAAGCTATTCTTCACCTCGAGGAACGCATTCCCAGCAATAGCTTCCTGCACAGGCGCAGGCGGAACAATCCTAAAACCAGAACCATCATCAAGCTCAGGTTCTAACACTTCAGGGTCAATGACTTCAGACATACTTCTAGCTCCTAAATAAGCGGGGGCTCCTACTCACACAAACTTAGTGCTTTGGGAATGA